TAATCTTGGCTCCCCAGTCCACCAAATCACCTGTAGAAGCATCAAGCCTAATTATTTTGCTTCCTTCTTCTAAAACAAATTGGCCCGCTGTGAGGTTTTTATTGTCTTCTTCAATTGAAGTAATCGAGCCAACTGGAAAAAACAAATATAAATCTGATTTGCCTTTTAAATGCTCTTTGTAACGCAAATCAAAAAAAGTCGTAGAAAAATCTTGTTTGTAAAATTTTGTATAACAATAATCATCAATAAGTCGTGAAGCCTGATTGATTGCAGAGTTTACCTGAGCAGTAAATAAAGGGGTTACAGAATCAGTCTTATTAACTTCTGTAACCACATCATCCAAAGTGCAGTAATTATTTTCGAGTGCTACCGCTTGAACCATCTTTATTTAATGATTTTTTCAGTTTTTGTTTTAGTTTAGTCATCAGCATTTATCAAATATCTAACAGTTGTATATGTTGCAGATGGAGTAAGGACGGGCTTAAAATCGCATTTAGCTTTTGCAGTAATACGATAAACTCCAAGCTTATCAAGCTCAGCGTTATTATCTGGAGTATGAACCCTAATTGTAAAATCTTTGTGTATAAACTTCTTAAACATCTGTTTGTGAAAAGCTAATGCACCCGACAAAGTATTTCCAGTAGCAGCATTAACACCTGATGCAGCCATATCTGAACGCATAAATTCAGAATTGTAAATCGGAACTGCTTTTATATATCCAGACAAGCCAGCGGCTATCTCAGATTGAGTGCCCCATTTAGCCAACAATAAATCAACACTCTTAAAGTCTGCTTCGCTCCACAAACCCCATTGAGCAGCCCCTGAAATAACCACTGCTAAATCTGTAAGTCTGACAGAATATTTCCCAAGACTTTTAATTGTTGCAGCTAACAAAGCCGTAGAAACAGCAACACCGCCACCAGCTTGAGTTAATGTTGCAGCCAAGGCTAGTTTTCTGAGACCTTTCCATGCCTTGAGGTGATAAGTAGCACCTAAAGCAGCAATATCAGTGTCTTGGTGAGTCGCAGTATCGTCTCCATTGAGTATCAAATCATCCAAAGTAGCTGACCAATCTTTAAGAATCGATTGCTGAACAACTGGTAAAAGTTGGACCACTGATTGCTCAGATAAATCCTCTGGGTAATCGTAATAACCTTGTAAAACCTTACAGGAATAATCAAGTTTAGTTGTTACAAATGGATCACCTAAATCAGTTTTTGCCGAATCAGTGGCACCAAGTTTAAATAAACCTCTACCAACTTTAACAGGCATTGAACCAGCGATTGAATCAACAGGAATAGTTTCAAATAAATTATGCAAACTATTTTCCAGTCTCAAATCTTGAAAAAGCCTAGAAGATAAATTATTGGGCACCCATTCTAGGCCGTCAGTTGCAACAGTTGAGCTTAAGCTTTTTTGCTCTGATTCGAGACCGTGATATGGATTGCGAAGAAGCATAATATTTGCCAATTGTTTTTCATGAGCTGGCAAATTCCCGAAATGTCCACCATCTTTTGCGGCTTTAGTTGGAATTGTAATGTCAGAATTTGCAGATTTCGACATTCTTTTTACCAATGAAATTTCGTCAGCGGTTATATCGCTTCGCTCGTTGTTTGAGCGTTGTTTACTTTGGTCTGGTGTTACATCATCCTTGTGTTTGGCTAACGCATCATTAACTGCGCCTTTAATCAATACACCGAGTTCGTCTTTAGTTAATTCCATTTGTTTGATTATTGTTTAATGTTAAGAATTATCTTATCTTTTAAATTATCATCTTTTTCAAAAGACTTCGCTGAAATCAAAGCCCCAGCATTTGCAGGCACAGCAACAAGGCTAATTTCATAAAGGTCAGATACTTCTTTAATTGCTTTCCCTTCGTAGCTCCACCGCCCAGCAACAGAGACAGAATTAACCAAGCCCTCGACAATTCTATAGCGTAATGACTTAAATTGCGGGTCATTTGTAATAGTGGCCTCCATAAATAAACCTTTTGAATCTTCAGTCAATAAATTCACACGACCAACAATTGAAGCCACTCCCTGATTATGGTCAATTAAAAGCACTGGATTCCCTGAAAGATACTTGTTAACAGCTTTAGAAAATGCACCAAAAACAAAGTGTTCCCCGTATCGATCTATCTCATGGGTGGAAGCATATCCTTTAATCTTGACATCTAAATAATCGTCACCTTCTTGTTTGTAGCTCTTGGTTTCGTTAAGCTGCAGGTTTATCTTGCCCTTGGCCGTCTTTTGCATCTGATTCAACTCCCATTAATTTTGCGTACTGTTCTTTTGAAATTACATTATCTTGAAATGCTTTAGAAACCCAAGCGGATTTCAGATTAAGATTTTCGTTAACAGGTTTAATGAATTCAAACCGATATGAAGGATTAAAGGGTTTAACAATTTCCTCAGTTATAACCTCTTCAAGCCTTAACAAAAGCGGAATCAAAGTATTGTTAATAAATACTCTTTCTTGAATCTCAGCATTTGAAAAATTAACACCATCGGTAAATCCAAGTAGTGCACCAGGTACACCAAAAGCTGCCAAAATATGGTCTGTAGTTAATTTGGTTTGTTCAACGTCTTGAGAATCTCTGTTGTTAGTGCTTACAGGTTGAAACTTAAAACCAGCCCAAACGAAAAATGATTTAAAAAAGTTAGAAACTCCTGATACGGCTGTTTCAAAAGATAGCTTCATTCTGTCTATCTGGTCTTTTGAAACACTGGTTGAATCAGTAGTAAATATTCCGCTTAAAACAGTTCCGTTTTTGTAATAGGATTCCATGTAAGAATCACGATTGAGATTCCTCTGAAGAAGTAATTCAGCCATTTGTATTAATCCGAGGCCATAGCAAGGGCTTAAAGGATTTGGATATTTCACATGAATGATTTCATTTGGCTCGAATTCAAGTAATTTATCTCCAGTCTGATATTCATATTTAGTTACAAATAAATCGTCAATCGTGAATGGCGTTACTTGCTGAGGTCTTAAAAGATAAATTGAAGAAAAAGGTAAATTATTTCTCTTGATTTTTACGGAATAAGAATTTCCCAAAGAGTCTAAATGCCAGACCATGAGCTCTAGCAATTCCCCAAATGTTTGGAATGAATTAGGCTTGATAAGTGGATAAATATTATGTTTTTTTACTTCTTTTCCGTGTTCATCGACTATTTTCCAAGGGTTAAACCTAACCTTCCGAGCTCTCAAAGATGTGCAAGAAGCAGCCAAAGGAAGCCGTTTAACAAGATTCCTTAAATAATTCTCTGTGTTGTTTAAACCATAGTAAGGCATTTCAACTTTAGAAAAATATGAAGCTTCTCTTCTGGTTTCATTAGAAGTAAATAAACTTTTTAATTTAGTGAGCATTATTCAAAATATCCTCTTTCGCAAGCAGTAACGGCCAAAGCCAAACTAATTACATGGTCGTCATGATAACCTTCAGGCGCATTGAAAATTCTTAATCCTGTTTTTGAAATTTCAAATTCATAAATCTTTAATTCATTATGATATTCAATTAGCTGTTCTGGTATTTCAATTAAATCAGCTTCTATCTTTACCGTCAAAATATCAATTACATCAGTCTTTGTTTCATTAGTAAATATAAAAGGTGTAATTCCAGCCGTGGTTTTATCTGCTAGCTGCTCAATCAAAGCATCTCCGATTCCAGTGGCATCACAATAAGCATTAGTTACATTCCAATAATTCAAAAAATCAGCAATTCTAAACATTTGGCTTGCCCAGTTTCCACCATGCAAAGTAAGTTTATCCACAACAGAAACAAACTTGTTAACACGTTTAGCAATTGTCACCACTGTGTTATCTTGCTTTCTTGCAAAGTCAACACCTGCAAAATAATCAAATCCAGAAATCGGAAAATTTTCATAAAAACTTCCTTTTATTTTTTCCAAATCAGATAATTTCCAAACAGTTCCCGAAATTTCTTGAAACTTTGCGCAATATTGACGAAGAAATTCCGCTCTGGAAGTTGTTCTAAAAAGCTTATGCCATTCATTTAAAGAAATAGCTGGATTTACAATGCTTGGAAGTTGTAATTGAAAAGTATCTGGATCTTTTCGCTTTGCGTCCTTGTATAGGTCATAGTACCAATTTTGCAACATGGGGACGCCAATAGCGATTAATTGGCCTTGACGTTCTAACAAAGCAGGTTTTAATTCCCTGAAACTTTCATCACGGAAAAAACCAGACTCATCAATAATAACTTTTGAATAACCACGGCTGACTAAACTCTTTGGCTTATCACCTGACCTAGTGAATAATGTAGAACCTAGTTTTCTTAGTTCAATAAATCTTTCTGTTCGATTAAAATGAGGTCTATATGCAGATAATTGCTTAAAAATTAAGTCATGAGCTCTTTCAAAAACGGCTTTAGTTAAATCTGCACTTGGGGCAGTTACTAGAACGCACGGAGAGCCGAAAACAGGATGAGGGGGCTCAAGAAGACCGAGAACCCCTTCGAAACTTGTACAGTGTGATTTTCCACCACGTCTGCCAAAAAGAACGCATAAATTACGATATTTCCGAGCGGCCTCATGAATAAGCCTTTGCCCCCGATGCGGGGCATATTCTAAACGTTCATAACAGTATTCTAAATCCACATCATGCAGTTTCTAAATCTTTTCCTTTTTCCTTCTTTTTGTAAATTTTCCCATCAATGACTTTTATGTTTTCTATACCTTTATCTGATACTTCAATCTCATTCGGCAAATCTTCATAACTTTGAACTGTTTCAAAATCGTCTTCCAATTCAACTAGCTTATTTATTCCAATTGGAACAGAGGTTTCATAATCGGATTCTTGAAAGGGCATTATACGCACAATTTCACCTTTTGCATTTTTATAAATTCGTTTTTCATTAAGAAAATCAAAATATAGTTCAGTCATGATTTCCCTGTCTTCTCCATTGCGGCGGAGATTTTCAGCAGTTAATTTAAAAGCTGATTCAATAGATTTTAATTTAGAGGCAAAATCAGCAACTATTTTCTTTTTTTCAATCTCTGTTTTTTGTATTTCGTCAATTAGCCTTAACATTTCTTGTTTTTCAGCTTCGCTTTCCTCAGGGAAAAATGAGTGAAATAAAGTAATTTCGACTTTTTTTATATATTTAATCATTGGTTTTTTTCTCCGTTTACAAAATTAATTTTGTTT